GCCGGATCACGTTCAAAAATTGGCAGTATTGTCTGATTGAACAGGTGTTGCGCAAGGTCTGGGGCCGATTCATTGACAGGGCTGTCATGCAAGGTTTGTTGCCAGTTGATGCAATCACCTACGAAGAAAACAGAGACCATTTCCTGCAGCATCAATGGATTCCACCCGGCTGGCCGTGGGTTGACCCGGAAAAAGAGGTCAAGGCAGACGTTGCAGCAATCTCTGCAGGTCTGACGACGCAGACGGAATCACTGGCGGCGCGTGGTCGGGACTTTGACGAGACTTTGCAGCAGATCGAGCGTGAGCAGTTGGTGAAGGCCGACATGGAAGCCCGCGTGGCAGCCTATCGGGCATCGTTAGGGCTGGACGGCACGCAGGACACAGAGGACGACACGGACAACACAGACGACGCGACAGACATGGGCCAGAATGCCCGCATTGCGATGCTGGCGACCCCGAAGAAATATGCCGGCATCGAATTCAGACCGCCCCAAGGCGTCAGGGATGAAGCACGCCAAGGCCTGGAATGGCGACGCGAGTACAAGCGTGGTGGCACTGCTGTTGGCGTTGCCAGAGCACGGGACTTGAGCAACGGGAAAGCTGTCAGCCCAAGCACCATCAACCGCATGGTCTCGTTCTTTGCACGTCACGAGGTTGACAAACAGGGCGAGGGATTCAGCCAGGGTGAACCGGGCTATCCGTCAAACGGTCGGATTGCGTGGGCACTGTGGGGCGGAGATCCTGGGCAGGCATGGGCCGGCAAGGTTCAGAAACAAATGCGAGCGAGGGATGAAGCCAATGCCACAAATTGACACAGCACCCGCTGCAGGCATGTTCCGGACGGACGCATCACGCACCGCACCACAGCGCGTAGACCGTCAGGGCAATGTCATTTACGGCGCGTCCATCATGCAGGCCGGAATCCTGAATGAAGGCGATGCGCGACCGTGGACAGCCGACATGCAGACACTGCAGCAGGTGGTGGACTTCGGGCAATCGTCCCGTGGCGGCATCAAAGCCCGATTCACGCATCCGAATATGTCCAATGACGGCATGGGTTCGTATCTGGGCAGGTGGGCGAATTTCCGATTGGACGGCGACACCGTTCGAGCGGATCTGCACATTGCAGATGCGGCATTCACGAGTCCGCAGGGCGATCTGGGAACGTATGTTCTGGACATGGCCGAACAAGATCCCGAAGCCTTCGGCGTGAGCATCGCGACGGCACTGGACGAATCAAATCTACAGCAGTGGCAGGACGCATTGCCAGACATGGCACCGGCAGACCGCAAGGCAGCGCGGTGGCCGATGCGATTCGCGAGACTAAGAGCGGCGGACGTGGTTGACACGCCAGCCGCAACGCGAACCGGGCTGTTCAGTCTGGCAGATGCGGACCTGCGGAACCTGCCAGCACAGGCAACCGCACTGCTGGACACCTATTTTACTGATGCAACGCCTGACGTGGTCCGGGCACGCATTGCAGGATTTTTGGACCGCTATTTTAGTGCGAAAGGAACCCCGATGGCTACGGAGACGCAGACACCGGACGTGGTAGAATCAGAGACACCGGCACCGGTTCAGCCTGCTGCGGATCTGTCAGCAGTCGACGTGCAGCCGGAAGTGGTTCAGGCGGCAACCGCAGACCTGGCACAGGTCGAGCGGCTGCGGTGCAAACAGATCCGAGCGTTGTGCGATCTGGCTGGAGCCGGCGACAAATTCAATGCGTTCGTGGATGCTGGATTCAGCGTGGAGCAGACACAAGCCGCATTGAGTGCGTTGGTGGTTGCGCGAAATCCCGTGTTGGCGGCATCCGTCACACCGCAGGAAAGCGACCCGCATTCCGGGCTGAAGGCCGAGTTTGCGGACCTGCAGAAACGCGGCATGACGTTCGGCATGAGCGAAGATGAGTACGTGAAGCACGCAAACAAAGCCTGACGGTCAGGCGTGGTTTGATTTGGTTTCGATTTGAAAGGGCTAAGCAATGGCCGTCACGGCAAATCAGGTGATCGAAAAGCGGATGGGGCGACGCAGTTACCCAGTGGCAGCGTCAGTGCACCTTTACGAGGGCACGCTGGTATTTCTCACGGCTGCAGGCTACGCCACAGACGTGACAGCAACCGGGGTGAATGGGTTTGTTGGTGTTGCTGTTGGTGAGGCCGACAACAGCAGCGGCAGTGCCGGTGATCTGACTGTTGAGGTCTGGCCAGAGGGCGAGTTTGTGCTGACCGGCACCGGATTTGCGCAGGCAGACGTGGGCAGCAAAGTCTACGCTGAGGACAATTACACGGTCGGCGTCAGCATCAGCACCGCATCCGTGCCGATTGGCATGGTTACGGAGTACATCAGCAGCACGAAGATTCGTGTGGATATTGACGCAGTTGGGACCGGCGCGTTGCCAGTGGCAGCACTGACCACGATCACACACACCGCACCTGGCACACCGGACTACGCAATCGCCAACACGACGAACAGCAGCCCCTACGGATTCAGCACGCAGGACGAAGCGAACACCGTGCTGTCTGTGATCAAGAATTTGCAGGTCCGCGTGCTGGATCTGGAGTCTCGTGGTTCCTGATCGTTTGGTTTGACCGCATTTCATTTCTGTTTGAGGAGTTTTCACAATGGCACTTGATACTGCCAAGGCAATCGCGGCAAGCCGAGCACTCACCGCGAAGTTCAACCGTGAAGCGTCTGCTGTGCAGACCTTCTATCCGTCAATTTGTACCGTGACTCCGTCCGATGGTGCAGATGAGCAGTATGGCATCCTCGGTGCCATGCCGTCCATTCGCGAGTACCTCGGCGACCGCGTTTACAACAAGCTGCGCGGGGCGACCTACACACTCGCAAACAAAGAGTGGGAAGGTTCGCTGGAGATCGAGAAGAAGGACGTTGCGGACGACCGTTTGGGGCTGTATGACGGCGCGTTGACCACACTGGCACAGCGAGCCGCACGACATCCCGACAAACTGCTGATGAGTGCGAT